TGCAGCGCAGCCTCGTAGTCCTCGCTGCTGGTGATCCCCTGCTGCTGCAGCCGGTTCAGCTCGTCCAGCGCCAGCATCAACTCGGTCTGCGCTGCCGCCATCAGCCCGGCCTGGATGGTCGCGTCTCGCATCCCGCCGCGCAGCCGTCCCAGGATCTCGTCCTGGTTGGCGAGGAGCGCGGCCTCCTGCTGCGTGAGCGGGATACCCTGGCGTTGCTTCTCCTGGATAGCCGCGAGAGCGTCCTCGACCGCGCTCAGGTTCGAGCGGTACTCCTTGCCTTGCTTGTTGAACAGATCCTGAACCTGCCCGGCCTCCTGGTACGCGCTGGCCAGCCCGGCCTGCGCCTTCGCTACCGCGTCGGTCGCTCGCTGGAGATCGTTGAAATACTCGATCTGGAGCAACACATCGGCCGAGGCTTGCTGGATCACATCGACCGTGTTGAGCTGCTCCAGGTGCCAGCGCTGCCAGGCTTGCGCCGTCTCATCGATGACCAGCTGCTGCTGTGCGATCGCTTCGGTCTGCTGGCCGAGGAACGGGAGATGCTCCTTGATCTTTTCGAGCACCCCGAGCTGGTCGGCCAACGCCCCCAGCGCGAGCGACGCTCCGACCACAGGAGCAGTCACCGACAACGCGCCAGCAAGCATCTGCCCAGCTTCGCCAGCCCCAGCCCGCCGGGCCGCTTCCCGCCCACCAGCGAAGAACCCACCACCGAGTGCCAGCGCGAGACCGCCGAGCGCGAGACCGCCGAACCCGAGACCAGCCAGGCCCAGCCTGCCAGCCGCCCCAGCCGCCGCTGCCCCCGCACCGCCGCCCAGGAGCCGGCCGACCAGCGCGGCCGAGGCCCCAGTGGCCACGCCGCCAGCCACGTGCCCCGGCAACCCGCCGGTGAGCTTCTGCGCCGCCACCAGCGCCAGCACGACCTCGATCCCCTTGCCGCCTAGGGCATCGTTGAGCCGGTCGAGCTCGCCAGCTAGGTCGCCTACCGCGGTCGCCAGGTTGATCCCGGCGGTAGTGAGATCGCCGGCGAGTTTCAGCAAGTCCGGCCCCTCCTGCTGTAGGAAGGCACCGATCTGCTGGGCGAGCTCTTCGGCTCCTCTCGCCATCTCGTCGGCCCAGCGGTCGAACTCCGGCGACTCCACGAACTCGACGAGTTCCTCGAGCTGCCGCTTAGCGACCTCGAACGCTGGCGCCATGATCCGCCCGAGCGCCATGTTCACGTTGTCCCGGAGGGTCGACATCAGCCCGGTGAACGTCCGGGACTGGGCCTCCATGGCGCCGGCGAACCGCTCGCCCATGCCCTCGACTAGAAGGTCAATGGCCTGGTTCGCCGGGATCAGGCCCCGCTCGGTCATTTTCTGGACTTCGCTGGTGCTCTTCCCGATCTTCTCTGCGAGGATGTCCCAGGCCGGGATGCCGACTTCGGTGAGCTGGAGCATTTCCTCGGCGGAGACACGGCCCTTAGCTGCCATCTGGCCCAGGGCGATGACTACGCGCTGCATCTCGAACGAGCTGCCGCCCAGTGCCGAGACTGCGTCTCCGACCGACTGGAGCGTCGGGATCAGCCGCTCAGCCTCGAACCCGAACGCACTCATCAGCCGCACGGACTGAACGAGCTCCGGGAACTCGAACGGCGTCCTGGCCGCGAACCGCTGCAGCTCATCGAGGATGACCCCCGCACGCTGGGCCGAGCCGAGGAGCGTCGAGAACGCGATCCGCGTCTGCTCCATGCGAGCGTTGAACGAGAACAGCCCCTGGCCGATTCCAGCTATCGTCCTGCCGAGCTGCTGGAGCCCGAACACGGTCATGCCGAGCTGCGAGCCCATGGTGAGGAACGAGCGGCTCACCGCGGTGGGAGCCTGCGCCAGCCGCTGGAGATCGGACGTGACCGACCGCAGCGCTGGCGAGAGCTCGTTCCGCCCTCGGATGACGAGTTCGATCGTCTCGGCCATCACCTGTCTCCGTACAGCTCGCGCTTCTTCTCGGTCTCTTGGAGATAGACCGTGTAGAGTTCCAGCATGGCGAGGAGTTCAAACGGATCGTTTCGCTCCAGGTCAGCTGGCGTACAGTGAAAGAGCTGGCACAGTCGGAACTTCACCCAGAGCGGCGGGACGGCGCCCACCTCCCCGTCAAACAGAATCCAGTCGCGGAAATCGGCGATCACCCGTTTGGGTTGGTAGATCCTTCATCACGGATCGCTCGACTGACTGCCTCGATCACAGCATCGACCAGGTCGTTCGGGATCCGCTGGAGATCCTCGTCGCCGAGTTGCTGCCCTCCGGGTGGGAGGGGGTTGCCCTCGTAGTCCACGAAATTGTGGTCGAGCAGGCGTGTCCAGAACGTACGCAAGGTCTCGTCCGTCCTCGCCTGGCGCATCACAAGCGCCCACTGCGCGTCCCAGCTTACCGGTGGGTTCCGCCACCAGACGCACCAGAACCCCTGGTAGTCCCCGTCCAGCTCTGCTCGGATCGTCCGTTTGGGCCAGCGCCTCTCGTTGTCGGGCATACCCTACTCCTATGCCTGGGTACCGCTGGTGATCCCGCTGGTCGCCGAGAACGTCACGTTCATCACCATCTGCTCGTTGTGGGGCATCGGCCGCGAGCGACTGCTGATCCACACGTCCATCTGCTCCTTGGGCTTGCCCGTCCCGATGCCCTCGCGGTACCAGTAGAGCGTCCCTTCGTTCCCGACCGCGAGTAGGGTGAGCAGGTCATTCGGGTCACCGACCTCGTAGGCGACGGTGATCGTCGCCGAACGCCGGGGGTAGCCCGCTGGCGCCGTCACCCGGCCCGGGTCGTTGTACCCTGTCACGTCCAGCTCATCGTCCGACTCGTCGACCGTGAACCCCCGGCCACCCGAGCTGATCGTTACGGCCTGCGCCTCGGTCTGGCCAACCGGCGCGAATTTGACGACCAGGTTGCGCCCAGTGATCCTCGTCAGTGGCATCGCGTCACCCCTCTCTGTTTACCTCTATCTGGCCTTCGTCATCGGCTACCGGCTCGATCACCCCATGGGCAACCAGCCGCTCGATTGCCTCCGGCTGACCGGACAGGTGGGAGAGATCGACGATCTCTCCCACAGGGAACGTCTGCCAGTCGGTGATCCGCGTCAGTCCGCCTGAGCCTGCCCCAGGGAGCACGCGGAACCGAAACGATCTGCGTCGGCGTCCCATGTCGACTCCCTGACTAGATATGGATCGCCGCGACAGTCACGCTCGTGTCGGCCGAGAACTCGACGAACACGAACCCTCGATCCGCCCCCGACTGGTCGTAGTAGGCCGGCAGGAACGGGCCGATGACGCGATCCCCTCCTGCTGGCACCGTGATCAAGCGATCCGGCACGGCGATCCCCTCGACCGTCACGCTCGTCTCGACCGTGACCGTGATCGGAGAGGCCCCGCCGTTGCGCACCAGGAGGATCGTGGGATGGTTGTTCCTAAACTTCATCCCGTTCGCTGCATCGGCTGCCTGGAATCCCGGCGCAACTCCGGCCGGAGACGCCTCCGTGACCGTGATCTCCGTCCTCGCCATCGCCTACCTCCTACGGTTCCTGGACCTCCAGCTCCACCTCGATCTCCGCGTAGTGGCACACGACGTTGCCGACCTCTCTGGCCGCGTCGTACCGGGTCAACTCGACCCGGCGGGTCACCAGCACCCCAGCGTTCCCCTCGAACACGCCCTGGAGTATCGCAAGCACTGTCTCCAGGTCGGCCCGGAACGCGGCTTCACTCCCAGTGCTAGTATCCACTCCCCGGATACCTTCGACGACCAGTACCGCTCGAGCGAGCCAGACCCCATAGCCGTCCGAAGACCAAGCGAACCGGCGTGGGCTGACCACCCAGCCCCGCACGATGCCGCCGGTATCCATCCACTCGCTGAGCACCTGGCTCCACTCGACCGCGAACGGGAGCTGGCCGTGCACCCGGCCGACCGTCTGGGCCGTGAGTGCCGTGGCCACGTCCTGCACCAGCTCGTGCAGCATCTAGAGCCTCCCAGCGATCCGGAGGCAGAACACTCTCCACCGTCCCTCGATCAGAGGACGCGCGGCGCGGGCCCCGCGCTCGAACATCCGCTGTCCTCGCGTGCCCCGGCGCCCGATCGCGCGAGCGATCAGGAACGCGACGTGCAAACCTGATCCGAGCTTCCGGCGCACCCATAGCTCTAGCGCACTACCTGGTCCCCAGGGCGGCATCCGCCCGGGGCGCCGCCCCCACTCGACCGCCGACACCTTCACTGGCAGATCCTCGGAGAAGACACGGGTATAGAGGCTCAGCCCTGTCCCGCGCACCTCGTGGGTGATCGAGCTCGCGAGCATGCCCGTCGCCCCAACCGGTGTATGCCGGGCAACCTCGCGCTCGGCGATAGCCCCGTAGAGGTCGAACTCTGTCCGGAGCGCAGCTTCGATCCGTTCTGGTTCTTGCCGCCAGCGTGCGATCAGGCCGTGGTCGTTGAGCCGGATCTCTGTCTGCATCAGGTTATCTGTCCCCAGCGTGTCAGCACGAGCGATCCCGGCACGTCCCAGTGCACGACCGTCCCCGTCCGAGCGGCTACCCCCGCCGAGATCCCGGCTGCCCGCACGAACGCCTGGTACTGCCGCTCCATCTCCTGGGCAAGTTCCCGCGCGTCTATCGCCCGGGACTGCCGCTCGACCTGCACGTCGGCTAGCACCGGCTCCGTCAGGTGCACGAACCGGTTGGCAACACGATAGAGCATCCGACTGGCGAGCAGCAGCACCAGTGCCTCCTCGTGAGACCTTGGCACGGTCGTCTCTGCTGACCCGTCCAGACCGTCGAGCGTGTGTGGTGCCGTGAACGTCACCCGCACGACCTCGCCGTGTCCAGGTATCAGTCGCTCCAGGCGTAGCACCATACCCGACGGCGCGCGGTAGAGTACCCACTCTGCGCTGTCGAGATACGCCGACGGGCGCTGGTTAGCCGGGTATTCCACCCGCATGACCAGCGACGATTCTGGGTCGAACGGATCGGGGAGCGTGAACGCGTAGGTCGCGCCGTCGCCGGTGAGGTCGGTCACGATGAGGCGCGGCAGGTCATAGCTGTAGCGCGCCAGCGCTTCGCGGGCCGCCTGCACCTCGTCCTCGGGATCGAGCAGGCCGCTCGGTATCTGGGCAAGCGTCCGCGCTCGGGCGATCAGTGTCACCAGGTCAGCCATAGACCACCGTCACCTTAGCCCCAGTACCGGACAGCTCGACGTAGAGTCCCCGCATCAGTACGACTGGCGTGGCCGGACAGAACGAGACCGACTGTCCGATCCCCGCCATGAGCGTGGCGACGACCGGGCCAGTCGGGCTCCCTTCCCGGATTATCGCCGTCGCGGCCTCCGATCCACCCGTCAGGAGAGCGGCAATGAACGAGACGGGGGCGGTGGTGACCGCCCCCGATGCAGTCAGATGCGCGTAACTCGCCCTCACCGGCCGCCTCCTCTCCGCCTCCGAGGTAGCTGCTTGGCCTGGGCTACCACTGTCTCATGGGTCGTCTGTGACCCATCGTCCGGGCCAGATCCAGTGACTGTCTCGCCGTCAGGCTCACCGAACGCTGGAGGCTCGTCAGCCGTGACGAGAGTGAAGGCATGCTTGCGACCGGTCACGTCAATGACGACCACGCGCCCACCGCGCTCGACGACCGCGAACACCTCAGCGGGATCGAGCCCGGCCAGCTCAGCCGCTCTACCCCTGTCCATGGGTCACCTCGCCTATGCCACGGCGTTCTTGAATGCGCCACGGTGATCGAGGATGCCGATGCCCCAGATGTGGCGGATCTTATAGGTCACCTTGTCCGCCGCGAACACCGAGCCGACGTTTGCCATGTCCTGCACGAACAGCTCTGGCTCCTCCCGGCCGTTCAGGAACCCCACCTCGAGGATCGGCACGTCGGCCGGGTCCGCGAACGCGAACCAGTCGTTCGCGTCGGTGAGATCGTCCACAACGATGATCCGGTAGCCAACATCGCGGAAGATGTTGGGCACGGTGGCGTCCTGATTGGTGGTCACCGCCGTTGCCGACTGGGTGAGCTTGTAGGCGATCTCCCGGAGTGAGGCCGGCACGACCAGGATCTTGGGCTGGTTGACGTCGCCCATGCGCTCATCGGTGCCGTAGAACGTCTGGGCGCGCATCGCGTTCTCGGTCGCCAGCAGGCCCGCAGCGTCGAGCGCGTTGGTACCCAGGTTGCTGTGACTCGCGTGGAACAGCGGCGTCGCGTCGTAGGAGCAGGTCGCGTTGTCCCGGATGGTCGTGAGCCAGACGGCACGGTAGAGCGTGCGGGCAGCGGCCCGGCCCAGCTCCCGCGGGATGCGGCGGAGCGCCCCGATGTCGTCGTTCTGGATCGCCTCGAAGGTCAGCTCCTCGGTGCCGCCCCGCTTGCTCGGCGCGTAGGTGGCCTCCTCGTCGCCCGGCGAGGTCAGCGGCTGGTAGTCGGCACCCTCGGCCACCACCGGGAGATCCCCGTAGCCGCCCATCCGCATCCGCCTCTGGGTACGGAAATCGGTCAAGGGCACGATATTCGGGCCGACGATAGCCCGCCACGTCTGGAGATTCGGTCGGCTGTATTCCTGAATCATCCGCCGGGTCATGGAGTCGCCCAGGATCTGGGCGAACGTGGTCGTCGTGATCGACTCGGCGAGTGGGTGACCCGGCGGTACCCAGCCGGCAGCCTCGCCGAGGATCATCCGGGACAGGTTCGGGTCGATGTACTCCAGGCTGGAGCCAGAGATGACCCGGTAAGCCTGCTTCAGGCTGGTGAACGGCCGCACGCCATCCACCACTCGCCCCTCGAACAGGCCATCCATCGCCTTTTGCCAGCGCTCCCGTTGATCCTCGACCACGGTCGCATCGACCTTCCCCGTGCGTGGCAGCGACTGAGACTCGGCCAGCTTCGCCGCCAGCTCCCGGTCAGCAGCGATCCGCTGCTCCAGTTCCTCGGCCTCGAACACCCGGTCAGCGAAGTCGCGCCGGATGCGTTCGACGAACACAGCGGGCAGGCCGGAGGCCTTCGCCTCAGCCAGCCTCTCGGCCAGCAGTGCCCGGCACTCGAGCCGGCGCACCCGCTCGACTGCCTCACGAATGGCCTGCGCCTCGGTGGCGACGTCGCGGTCGTCGCTCACACCCTTGGCCGCGTCCTCGCGAGCCGCGATCCCGGTCTCCAACGCGGCCAAGTACTCCTCAGGGGACAGCTGCGCCTTCAGTTCGTTCAGCTCCGCCTCGGTCAGGCGCTCGCCGCGGCGGAGCCGCTCCACTAGAACAGCCATCGTTCTGACACTCCTTTCTTCTCGTTCGTCGATGGCCGCCACCAACCCCAACAACTCGCCGCCCGCGCTCGGACGCATCACGATGTCAACCGACTCGACCTCGTCGAAATCCTCGATCCTCCGCACGACCTGCCCCTCAGCGAGGCGCCGCACGCTCAGTCGGTACCGTCCTGCCGGCACAACATGGGAGAAGCCGAACGGGAGCTTCCCGGTCTTCTGGACAACCTCCCAAGCCTGCAGGAACGTCTCGCGGAGCTCTGGCCGCCCACGGTTCAGTTCCAGCACCCCCTCGACACCACGGCTGTTCGGCCTTGCCTCGACGATCCAGCCCGCGATCGCACCGAACCCGCGCCGGTTCGGGTCATGGTCTGGACCATCGCTGTAGAACACTGGCACGCCCTCATAGAGGGAGGCCCGCCGGTGGAGGACCTCGAGGGGATACTCTGTCCGGTTCTTGGAGACCCCAGCCTGGATGAGCTGCACGCGCCAGCGCCAACCGAGGCCATCGTCCGCTGACTCGATTAGGACACCATCGGAGAGCGTCGTGAGTGGAACACTGGCCTCTCGGACTACCGCCTCGGATCGCTTGCCGCGCCACGACGTCGTGCCGAGATAGCGATCCTTAAGCCAGGCACAGAGCCGCACCGGGTCAGAGATGCCCGATTTCCCACGGAGCAGGGCGACGCACTGGTGGTGCGAGCCGCCAGCCCACCTTCCGAATGTAGAGATAATGGACTGGATGTTGCCCTTTGCTTCACCGAGCTGGCTGGCTGCAGCCTGTGCCAGGGCCTCGGTCGCGTTGCCATCCGTTTGCTTGAGGAGCTCCATCACGATCCGCACAAGCGCGGCGATCTCGCCCTCGTCCGGCTCGTAGCCATCGAGATCGACCTCTACCGGTTCCACTAGCATCGGCTTACCTACCTCGGAAACCGGGACATACTCGACGTGCATCTCGACCCGCTCGGGCTCACCGAGCTGCACCTGGTCCCCAACGACGGCATAGGAGACGCGGTACAGCTCGACCCGGCCAGCACGCTCGACCTCGTAGACGAGGTAGTCATCATATACCGCACGTATCCAGGGAGACACAGATTCTGGGTAGCGATCCCTGAGCATCACGCTCAAGAGCTGATGCAGCTCGCCGTGCGACAGCTCCTGTGCCTCGGATGCGTGCTTGCTAGCACCGATGGCCTGGATCTGGTCGATCGCCTGCTCGCGCGTCTGGTGGCAGCCGATGACCTCCTTGGTGTCCACCTTGATGACGCAATACTGGTCGTCACGTTTGACCACGTCGTAGGGCATCGCCTATGCCTCCTCTGGGAACACCAGTTCGAGCCGGCACTTGCAGTTGACCGACTGGCGGGCCGAAAGACGCGGGTCGTGCGGTCCGAACGCCCGCTCGCCACCGACGACGAACAGCTCCTCCCACGGGATCGTCTGGCCGTGCAGCGCCACGTGGTCTGGACGCGGCCGGTACTGGCCTGGACGAACCCGGGCCGGGAGACGCCGCGGGCCCGCATGCACCCAGCGCTTGCGCAAGCCCGGTACGACCTGCGCGAGCTGATCGCCGCGTGCCCGGAACGACAAGCTGTAGACGCGCAGTACCTCGGTACGGGCAATCGCCTCGGCTCTCGTCGCGATCCGACCGAACACTCCGGGGCCGTCCAAGTTGCGCCCGATCGCAGTCATCAGCTCCGCGAGCGAGCGGCCACCGAGCGCGGCCAGCCGGATCTCCCGGCTGATCTCGTACCGCATCTGCTCGGTGATCCCGGTGATCAGGTCAGCAACATAGGCTTGCGCGATCTCGAGTGTCCGGGTCGAGACGGAGGCGATCCCGAACGGCACACCAGCATCCCACGCCATGGCGTCGACGGCGTCGTCTCCTAGGTCGAACGCCCGCGCCAGCTCGCCGTTGAGCTCGGTCACCAGCCGCCCCCGGTAGAGCAAGACGATCTGCTCTATCTCCCGCCGCAGCGGCTCTAGATCCGAGGCTGCCAGTTCTGGTCTGGCCGCGATCTGGCCACGCACGCGCTCCAAGAGCTCGGCCAGGATGACCAGGATGCGGCGAACCGCCTCATCGTCGAGACGGCTCGCACGCGCGAGGATCTCGTCAGCCGTCGCGGCCTCTCGCAGGACGACGCTCATGGACTACTCCCGTTGGGCGAGGCCAGCTCCTGCGCGAATGCCTGCTGGACGACTGACGGCAGCTCCACCATGGAAGATTGCTGCTCTTGCTGGATGAGCTGGGCTTCACGCCCTGGGTCGACCTCGATCCCGAACTGGCCGAGGATCAGCGCCACTAGCCGTCGCGCCGTCTCGGTGGACAGGTATCGCCCCTCAGCTGCGACGAGCGCCGTCATGACCTGAGAGAGCACCGACGCCAGGTCCCGCTGGTCTGACGTGTCCATGTCCGGGAATTCGACGCGGACGAGCTCGCGCGGGTCAGCGAGCACTGCCTGACCCCGCTCGTCGGTTACCGGCTCCCCGTGCGCGTTCTCGACCGGTACCTGAGGAGGCAGAGAGCCATGGAGCACCGCCTGGTCGACCACGTACTGCATGGCACGGATCAGGATCGCTCCCCATGTGCGCTGCAGGTGCGTCAGGTGCTTGATCGTCGGCACGTCCATCACCGTGCCGACGGCCCGATTGACGTCTCCGCCCTCGCCCAGCCAGTGCTCAGGGATGCCCTCGCCGGCCGCGATGAAATTGCGGAGAAACCGCATGCCCTCGGTCGTCTCGGTGAGCCGGAGCTCCGGCGCGATGGCCTGCCAGGTCACCTGGTCGTTGTGGACGCGCACCGAGCCGGGTCGAGGTGGCTGGAATGACGGATCGGTCTGGACGAGCCGCTGCAGTTCTTGTGGCGTTGCACCGCTGACCGTGACGTCCCAGACGAACGCTTTGAGGAGCTGCTGCCGCTCGATGTCGTTGTAGAGGAGCGTTAACATGGAATCGAGCAGGTCGGCCGCCGGGTACAAGATGGAAATCCCGCGCAGTCCATCGTCGTTGATCCGCTCGAACAAGGCCTCGCCATCCATGCGCGGCTGGCCAGGCCGCTTGGCGATGGCCCGCAGCACGCGCTCAGGGCCATTGGGCTCGTCAGGATAGAGCACGATCTCCTCGACCAGCTCCCAGTTGTCTGGGTGCGGACGCACGTCCTTGATGCGTCGGGCCGGGATTGTCCCCCAGCGCACCATGCCATCGACGGGATTGACTCCAGCGGAGAGCAAGAGCTCGCCATCTCGGAGCAACATGCGGAAAGCCCGTGGACCTCGGAGCGGCCACTGGTTGATCGGGTCATACCAGTGCCGATCCAGCCAGTCCTGCACTTGCCGGTTGGCAGCCCGGATAACTATCCCCTCAGCGACGACGAAATCCCTGAGTAGGTCGAGGATACGCCTAGCGAGCAGGTTGTGGCGGTCGAGATAGAGCGCCACCTCGAGCATCCGCTGGTGGTGCCAGGGCGGCAGGTCATCGAGGTTGCGGTTGGTCAGTGGCCGCCAGAGATGCTCGTCGCGATCGATCCCGGCCACCACCGGTGGCATCATCGCCTCACGCAGCCGGTCACCGCCGAGCCAGGCCAGGAACCGCGTCCACCAGTTCATTGTTCTCTCCGTCGCTCAGGACCATAGACCGCACTGATATCCTGCAGGTCGATAGCGGCGATCGCGGGCGATGACACGCGTGGTGCTGCCCACGCCAGTGCGAGCGCGTCGGCCCGGTCGGGACTGGGCAGGCCGCGCCGCTTCATCTCGTCCTTGCTCTCGATCACGATCCGGCCGCGGCTATCGATGCGGTACTTGATGGCCGTGAGTTGCGCCGCCAGCACCTCGTCGGCCGGGTCGAGGTCGATCTCGCCTGCCTCGAACCGCTCTCGCAGCGCCCAGTACCATTCCGCACGGCGGTTGGCGAACCGTTCCGGGTCCGACGCTGCCTCGCTGGCCTGCATCTCCACAACCGGCTTGCCCATCTCCCGCAACCGGTCCACCACGCCAGCACCGATGCCCACTGCGTCCACCTGTGCTCGTGTGGCCCCAGTCTCGGCCAAGGCTCGGACGACCCTGCCAGTGGTCTGCATCGTGTCTTCCTGCGCCCCCGCGTGCACGAGCCGCGCGACCGGGCCGCGCCGCACGTAGATGACGGTCTCGTCGGTGCCGAACCGGGCCACGTCCACCCCGAGGACGACCGGCCCACCGGGCTCGAGCGACCGTTCCTGCGCGGCCTGTACCCACGAAAGCGGGATGAGTGCATCGGCGCTCGCTTCAGGAAACCGACCGAGGACGCGGCTCTGGTACAGCGGAGAACCCTCGCCCCACCGCTGCCGCTTGTCCTCTACCCAGTCGGGGGTGATCAAGCCTGGGATCACGATGCCGCCAGCCTGAAGATTGGGCGTGTCGAACGCAGAGATGTGGATCTTGGCCACGCCCGGGGTCCGGAAGAGGTCGTAGAACCTGCCACTCGGACCGGAGGGATTGCCGATGGCCAGCAGCCGGACATGCGCCGAGGTCAGCACACCCTCGATGGCCGTCCAGATCTCCTCGTCGATGCCAGCCGCCTCGTCCACGACGACCAGCAGGTGCTCGGCATGCAGGCCCTGGAACCGGTCAGGGTCATCCGTGGCGAACCCGAAGGCAAACCAGCGATCGTCGAGCCGCAGCTCAGTCTGGAGCAGGTTCCCCCCGAGGGGCACCCGGGCTCTCCGGTATGCCCAGCGGATTTCCTGCCAGAGCACGTTCCGGACCTGGCGGAAAGTCGGCGCGGTCGTGGCCACGATGCTGCCGGGATGCGAGAAGAGGAACCAGAGGGCAATGCGAGCCGCGACCCACGACTTGCCAGCGCCGTGACAGGACGCGACGGCGACGCGCTCATGGTCCCGCACGGCCTCCAGGATCTCGATCTGCTTCTGCCAGGGCTCGTCACCGAGGATCTCTCGCACCCACCAGACGGGATCGGCCTGCGCTCGGCGGAGAACACGGTGGATCTGCTCGGTCGTCAGCACGGCGAACCAGCTCTAGCCACGTCGTCACCTGGACTGGGCCACCATCTGGGCCGGAGATCTCCGTCTTGTTCGCTGGCTTTAACCCGATCCGGTCCAGAATGTCCCGTGCAGCCCCGAGTGCCACAATGCCCGAGTGATGGTCGAGCAGGGCAATCAGGCGTTCAGCGGTCTGCTTCCCAGCCCGTACCAGGACGTTGTGAGTCTCGGCGATGAGCTCGTCTTTGGCCCGCTCGTACTCAGCGCGGAAGAGCGAGTCCTGTTGGAACCAGGTGCGCACGGTGTGGGGCGAGCGGTGCACGTCGTGCGCGATTTGGTCGTAGGTGTACCCTGCCAACCGGAGCTGGATCGCTCGGAGATGGACAGGGCTGAGCGAGCGTAGCGGTCTTGGCACTGCCAGCACCAGTGATTCATCAGGGTAACGCCAGGGCAACAAAAAAACGGCCGAGAGACGTTCGGCCGAACCATGTGGCTCTCCGACTTGTCCCCAGACTAGCACAATGTATAGTCGAAAAATCAGCGCGTGTCAAGGCGAGCGCAGGAGATCGGCCAGGTGCCGGTAGGCTTGCCGGCAGCGGGTCCAGACCGTCCCGTAGCTCAGGCCGAGGTCGTGGGCTGCGAGCTGGCGCCGGGTCGTGACCGGGCTCGCGAGCCGCCCGGCGACGTGGGCGAGCCAGTGGCGGTCCCGGTGGTAGTCCGGGTGGCGCGGGTCAGGATAAGGGATGAGGTGGACGTGCTTGACTGCGAGCCAGAGCCGCTCGTCGAGCTGGCGGAGCTGGACGAGCGCGGCGTCGAGGTCTGCCCGCTGCTCGGCCGCTCGGAACCCGGGCGGAGGGTGCGGATTGACATCGGGATCGATCGTCACGTAGGCCTCGCCGCGGACTGTGTCCAGCACGTGGTAGCGCTCGAGCAACGCCTCGACGTCACGTGGAGTCATGTACCTTCCCCCGCCAGCGATCATCATGTCGCCATCGCCAGTGGAGGACGTTGTCGACCGACTCGTTGCCCAGGTCCGCGAACTCGCGGTC